GGTAGCAAGGCATCACGAATGGCACGGACTGCACAGAATGTGCAGGCCACACTAAAGAGGGATTAGTTTTGAACGCCGAAGGTACCCCAACGGGGTAATTTCGGTGGGGTACCTTTGGTAATATATCAGCCACTCCCATTCTAGAGCAATTTTTTGAAAAAGTGTTTGCTTTGTAAGTAAAACGGTGTATATTTAAATACTTACTATCGTAAGTAAGGGTAGAAAGTAGAGTTTCAACTAACTTCCTTAGGTTTATTATGCGTCTAAAAACGTTCGATAAAGCCCTGTATATATTATTTTTGAAAAAAAATTTGGAAAATAGGAAAAACTTTCGTAAGTTATAGCACCAACAGAGATGATATTATTTAAATTAGCTATAATAGGGGTTATTATGAGTGGTAGTGATGGAAGTCAGAAGTTTATAAAAGACTTAAATAGTACTAAACAAGAGGTAGAACTCACCAAAACCAAGGCAGATAGTCTATATGACGCTATATCTGGAGCAGAACACAGGTGGGCTAGGTGGATTCCAGGATATGATATGTGGACAAGGACTAGACATAGTAATCATGGTCCTTCTAATGCCTATGGACCAGTCCAACTTCTTAGCAATACTGTCGCTAATATCCCTATGACCAAAGAAGGCAAGCCTATGATAGACTATACTCAAGAAGAACTTGATTTTATAGATAGATACAAGGCTCAAGGCGATTTATTCTATAAACATGGTAAAATGAAGGGTAAATTAAAGGATTATGACCCTAGATTTGACTATGGAGGAGCAGGATTAGGGTATGATGACGCAGAAAAAGCATTATATAACTCAGTTGCTAAGAAAATTATAGATTATGAATATAATAGAGCTGGAGGAGACTTAGATACCTTTATAAAGAGCTGGAGATTTGGGAATGACCCGAACCTAGGGTATGAGGATGATAAGGAATACTTCGATTATATAAGGAAACACATGGGTGAATGATAGCAAGAAACTTACGTTTCTAATCTTATTATGGGTTTTTGATAAGATTATAATGCTAGCCATGTTATTATGTACACGATAAACATACATCATAAGAATGACCCAGAGCCTACATCATATACAATTAGAACTAAGGATGAGGCGGACATAGAAGAAATTGATTACATCTATTGGAAAGAAGCGAATGTAGGAGATTATGCGCTATCAGATGACCAGTATGTGGCTAAAGTACTAAATAAGAAAGAATACCCAGGAAATAGAGGTTTTAATAACATATATCTTAGATTTCCATGGGGATATACATTTTACAATACAAAGTACCCTAGTAAGCAATTAAAGGTAAAAGGACGTGTAAGTAACGGTACTATGTCTGGAAAGAAGTACCAAGAGGTTAAATGTAATAGTAGGAATGGAAAATATAGGAATCTTGCAATGACTTATGCAAGAACTATGCATCCAGACTTAGCTATAGACATGGCCTTTGGTAGTGTCTCTTTTGATGAAAGAAAGAGATGGAGAAGAGTAATTAAAACGGAGAACTTTAAAACTATGCTAAAAGAAGAATTAGAGCAATTATTGCATGATAGAGGTCTTACTGAGAAATATACACTGCAATTGCTAGAAGATGCTATATCCATAGCTAAAGACAAGAAAGATGTTTCAAATCTTCTTAAAGCTGTTGATAATCTACAGGATATGCATGGTATGAAAGAAAAGAATGTAGTTAAGACTACAGACAGAATAGAAGCTACTAGCAATATACATCTTATAGATGAACTAAGAGAGCATGAAGAAAAGAAGATTGTATTAGAAAAGACTACTGTAAAAGAAGATAAAGAGTCTTAGTGGATTACGAAGATAAGTATGAAAAGCAACAAGCCTTAAAGAAACTATATAATAGTATTGGTTTGTTTGGTAAGTATTGTTTTCCTACAGCATTAAAGAAGGAAACACCTATTTTTCATAACGATATCTATAGAGCATTGCGCGATGAGGATATAAGAAGGGTTGCTATAGCAGCTCCTAGGGGTACGGCAAAGAGTACTACTACATCTTTAGTATACCCCTTATGGAGAACAGCTTTTAAGAAATCAGATGAGGATTTGTTTATTGTAATAGTATCAGAGTCCCAAGCACAGTCAATTAACTTTCTGAGCCGTATTAAACATCATCTCTTTAATTCCGCAAACTTCAGGGAATTATTTGGCGACTTGGGACCTAATACTGCTAAAAGATGGACTAACACAGATATAGTTCTTGCTAATGGTACTAGAATGGTAGCTGTAGGTACAGGCCAAAGAGTTAGGGGTTTTATTGAAGGTGATACTCGTCCTAATTTAATTATAGTAGATGACTTCGAATCTGAGCTTAATGCATTTACAATAGAAGCAAGGGCTAAAAACAGAAAATGGATGACTGAAGCTGTGATACCATCTCTATCTGACGAAGGTAGAATATGTATGATAGGCACAGTTATATCAGAGGATTGCTTTTTATACTGGGTTAAAGAGTCTTCATCATGGAATGTTTTATGGTATTCCATATGGGATGAGGACGAAAAGAGTATATGGCCTGAAAGATTTCCTAAATCTAGGATATTAGAAATAAAGAAAGAATATGAGTCGGTGGGCAATGCGAATGGATTCTATCAGGAATACATGAACATTGCACAATCTCCCGATACAGCTCCTTTTAAACCAGAGTGGGTGAAACTACATCACTATGAGTTTAAAAGGATTGACGGGCAAAACTGCTTATATAGAGAAATTGGAGACAAAGTTGAGAAGATTCCTATCGAGTGTTACACTGGTGTCGACCCTGCTAGTAGTTTATCCTCAACTGCTGACTTTTTTGTTATTGCTACTGTCGGTATTGATGCAAAGGGTAATAGATATATTGTAGATATATTTAGAGAAAGAATATCGCCAGCTAAACAACCACAGAAAATTGTAGATATTTATAGAAAGTTTAGACCTAGGAGGGTCAAGATAGAGACAACTGGTTATCAGGAAGCTCTAAGAACTGCTACTAGGGAAATTATGAAAGAAGAAGAAGTATATATTCCAGGTCTAGAATCTGGAGTAAAGCCAAGAACAAGAAAAAGTGAAAGGTTATTATCACTTGTTCCTATGTTTGCTAAAGGTCAATTCTATTTAAGACCTGAAGATATAACAGCACAACAAGAATTCTTGTCTTATCCAAGAGGAAGACATGATGATATCATGGATGCTATATGGACAGCTTTAGATGGCGCTAAGCCTTGTAGGCTATTAGAAATGCCAGATAAAGACGAGAAAGTCGGTATTAGAGATAAATTCCTTGATTGGATGACACAATAAGTGGTAAATTACGAATATGGCATACAGTAAATCACGTAGTAAATCATCAAAGCAGTCTATAGTTGATGAGACTATCGATATCTTTAATAAGTATAACACCAAGAGAGAAACTTGGGCTAAAGAGGTTAAACAAGATAAAGAATATCGATTAGGCCGTCAATGGACTAATGAACAAATAGAAACCTTGAAAGCAAGAGGACAAGCTCCAATTGTTGTCAATAGGATACATCCTGCAGTTGAAACCGCAAAAGCTATGCTTACAGCTAATAGACCTTCCTTCCGATGTGCACCCCGAGAAGACTCCGATACAAAAGTTGCAAATGTAATGTCTGCATTGCTAGCTTATGTTTATGATATATCCGATGGTAGAGCAGTAATTAGACAGGCTGTAGATGATTATTATGTATGTGGTATGGGTTATATACAAGTTTACCAAGATTCATTAGCTGATAATGGTAAAGGTGAAGTTAAGATAAAAGACCTTGACCCATTAGATGTTTATGTTGACCCTAATTCTAGAGATAGATTCCTTGATGATGCAGAAAATGTTATTGTATCTAGGTTATTTACTAGAGAACAAGCAGAAAGATTATATCCTGAATACGCTAAAACAATTAAAAACGCAGCTGGTAACTACGATGATAAGTATCCAGTGACCAAAGGATATAATGATGGAGGAGTTCATTTCCCAGAAGATGTAGGAATGACAGAGAGTGAAGAGTATATTAGAGGTTATGAAAGATACTACAGAGTCACTAAAGATAAAAAAAGAACGTATGAACATTTCTCTGGTAAAGAAGAGATTATGGATGAAGATTACTATAGAGATGAGTATGTTAATAGGCCTGCTTGGGAACTAAATGGTAGATTCTTTACTGAACAAAGAGCAGCTGAACAATTTTTAATGCAATTAAAACAACAGATAATACAACAACACCAACAACAAGTTCAGCAAATGCTTCAACAGGGTTATGACCCAGAGACAATTCCACCTCCAGATGTAAATAACTTACCACAAATACAAGAAACTACGTATAGCAGACTTATAGCAGAAGGTCATATTGAAGTTGTTAGCGTTACTGTAACAAGAATACATATGTGTGTTATAATGGGTGATAAGAAATTGTACAGTAGAGAGCTTCCTACTGATAGATATCCAGTAATTCCTATGGCTAATATACACACCAGAACTCCTTATCCTATTTCAGATGTTAGAATGGTTAAGGGTATACAAGATTATATAAATAAAACACGTTCATTAATAATAGCTCATGCTACAACAAGTACTAATACTAAGATATTAGTACCTGAAGGTAGTGTCGATATGAATGAGTTTGAACAAAAGTGGGCTCAACCAGGAGTTGCTATTCCTTATGACCCAACAGATGGACCACCTGTAACAGTACAGCCAACTCCATTACCAAATGAGCTATATCAAAATGAAATATCAGCTAAGAATGACTTAGACCATCAATTAGGTTTATATGAAATGATGATGGGTAACTCTGCAGTTGCTCCTCAAACATATAAAGCAACTATAAGTTTAGATGAGTTTGGTCAAAGAAAAATGAAATCTAAGTTAGCTGATGTAGAATCTGCTTTAGTTAGAGTAGGTCAAGTTCTT